CTCCGAGGTCAAGGACGTTGGCCCCGTTGAACTCAGTGTTGTTGACCGGGATGTTCCAGTCATTTACCCTCGCCAGCAGGGGCGGGACACCGATGAAGTTCGGAGACACAGACGAGAGGAAGATGCCAGCAGAGGGATCAGAGGCATCGAGGAAACTGGAGCTGAGCCAGCCCGAGGGGGAGACACGGAGGCGGGTGAGTCTGCGAGTGTCTGTAGCTAGGTCCTCCTGGAGGTTCAATTCCTGGCTCAAAACCGGCTTACCAGCCTGAAAGACAGTTGTCTCCCACGAACGCCCATCCGGGTCCAGGTATGAGGTCAGAGGCCCATAGTTCTTGGTGCTCATTTAGGCTGCTTCCTTACACTTAGCAGTGTATGAAGGAATACCATGCCTGTTCCTGATCTCCGCCACGTACTTGTAGTCCAGACCTACAATCTTAGCGAGTTGGGGATCTGGGTAGGCCAGCTCACAGGCATGGCACTGCCTGTGTCCCTTTCGGGACTCACCGGACTCTCCGCACTTGGTGCAGGTTTTCATCAATGATTCCGAGGACTTAGAAGGTCAAGCGCCACACTATCGTCAAGGTCGATGTTGCGGGCTTATTGACCACTGGAAAACTTAAAAAATTGCAGAGGGTGTCGAAGTTCGTGAGGTCCACCGAAGGGCTGTACGGCCCGTTTGGTGGGGTCACCGGGTTCTGGATGGACATGTTCGAGTTCACGTTGCCACCCAGGATGCCCATCTCTACCAGAGGACCGACTGCTTCCGATTCCGTGTAGGTGGTCGTGAAGTCCACCACGTTCGTCGGGATGGCCGTGGGAGCCCCACCAGCATCCACGAACTGCGTCAAGGCGAACGTCTTGCGGGTCAGCTCCGCGTAGAGCGACCTCTGGGTGTTCGTGGGAGCCGGGGGGTTCATGGGATCCCAGCCCGTGTCCCCGGTGCCTACTGCCAGAGCGAAGCACCCGTGCGGGGCCTCCTGGCTGTCCTTCATCAGACGAGCAATGAGGATGGAAGCGTCCAGGGTGACGATGTTCCGGTGTTCACGCTCCCACTCAAGCTCTCCTGTCCGAGCATTGTGGAGCTTGAAGAACACATCCCCACGGATCTTGTAGCCCAGGTTCTCCTCGTACCGGCCATTGAGGGCTGCAACGAAGGTGGACTTGGCCTGGCGGAACGCTTCGACAATTTTCATCTGATCTGATCTTCTCTCGTAGACAACCAGTAGGGTTGAAAAGAGGGTTATGGCTAGCCCCAGGCCGAGCCGCCCCAGGGGTCTCCCCCGAAGCTGTCAGGGCCGAAGCTCACAGGGCTGCCTTGAAGGGTGATTACGACGGTGGGTCCAGGGGGGATGGGTCCGAGGTTGTTGGCGGTGATGAACGCGACGGTACCAGGGTAGGTGTTCCAATAAGGATTATTCAACAGTGAAACGTAGGCCGGATCAAAGGGCTGGGCGAGGATCGCCACTGCCGGACCGTCCACGTAGGGTCCGAGAGCATCCGAAGGCTTGATATTGAGGTCCAGCCTGGCCCCCAGGAGTCGGTCAAACGTCGTGAAGAGGACGATTCCTGCCCCGAGATTGCCCGCTGGGCCGTTGTTGGACCACGTGTAGAGGGGATTCGGGTCCAGGGGGGCTGGAGGCGTGTAAACGTCAAAGGCCCTGGTACAGACCGAGACAGAATCGACTTGGATGGCCGAGTTCGGGGCAGCTACGTCCAGGGAGGGGCTGAAGAACACCAGGCCAAGGGGCTCCCCAAGAAGACCCCCTGTGACCTCTCCAGAGAAATCGGAAATCTTGAGGTCAAATCGGTTGACCGGCTGAAAATCCGTCCACTGGAACAGGTCCGTGGTGACGGCGAATGTCAGCAGAATGGCTGACACTATCGGAGGGGAGGCTACTGTGGCGACGTAGTATCCCCCTGGGGTCAGAGAGGTTCCCAGGATCAAATCTACCCGTCGATTCGGCCCTGGTCCCACGGGGACAACCGAAACGATGGGAAAGTTCATCCCATTGAGGTCCATGACCGAGTAGTTGGCTGGATTCGTGTACGCGAGATCCTGGAGCATCGCTACTGAGAAGGTGAGCTGTACCTTGGTACTGCTCTGAGCGGTGGCGAAGAACGTCCGAGCTGCGGTGAAGAAGCCCGCAAAAATAGCGGAATCAAACAGGGGATCGATGGGGAGTCCACCATCATCCTTGGCATCTAATACTTGGACTGTGTAGAGGATACCGAACTGTTCATCCGTGGTCAGGTAAACAGAGTAAGCATTCGGCCCGGGACCAACTGCTGAGATGATTAGTCCCGGGATGTCATAACTGGCCGGGAGATAGTTGGGGACGTAGAGAGGATCCAGGGCATGGTTGAACGTCACCAATACCTGAAATGGGTTGTCCGCTAGGGCTGATACAACCTGGAAGCTGCTGGCCTCAAGGGACGCACCGCCCCATGGGCCACCGCCCCAGGGTTCTGATCCAAAGCCGCCGCTAGGCATCTATGAAAATTTGGACGGTACCCAACGCGGGGTCTCGTACAATCCTGTAGTCATGGTAGTTTCCATCCAAGTAGTCAAAAACCATAGCCCCCACGATGGCATTGGTGTTCATGTCCAAAGCCAGGACGTACCTCTCTGCCAATGGTGTGGTCACAAAAGCAAGGCCCAAGGTCATCCCCGGTGCTGAAAGCCCGAACCTGACCTGACTGTCCCCAGTACCCCCGGTGCTGTCGTTCAGGAGCTTGATTCGGAACTTGGCCTCGGTTTGGAGGCCCGGAGCATCTGGAAGGGGAGTGTTGTTCCGGTAGACCGTCCTGGTCCCTGTGACGCCAGTGGAGTACGTCAGGATGCCCGCAAAGGCCGAGGTGCTCACCTGAGCGGGAGTGTCACTGACCAGCTCCCACGGAGTCGGTCCAACGGTATCCTCCGGCAAGAGCACGCCGTCGTAGGTGAGGCAGACCTCTTTCGTGTACTCCAGGGCAAAGGAGAGGAGCCCACAATCATCACAGAACGGGGTCAGGAGAGATATTTCACCTGTCGTCCGCTCGATGACATCCAGGGACGTGTAGAGCACGTCATCAGGGACTATGAGCTGGTACCTCTTGGAACCATCGTTCAGGATGAAGTCCCCGTCGTTATTCAGAACGTCCTCAGGGCGATTCAAGGCCGAAACGAATGTCTGAGTAGCGAAGGGAGCCCTGACCTCGAAAGTCTGGGTGCTCGGAACCAGCGGCGTACCCTCGTTCAGGAGAGTGTACGCGATGAGATTTGCATTCCTCAAGAAGTCCGGCTCAACCCTCGGAGGAATACCTGTCGAGGAGGACCAGTAGTCCGTGTGGGGATGAACGATGGATGCCCGAAGGTGCTCGGGTGAGGCCATCACATTCCGCTGATTCAAGACCTGGTGCTCCGGCACAATCCGAAGTTCATTCAGAGCCTTGGTGATCCCGTACCGAACGTAGTCCCAGGAGGACTGAGAAAGGTCCGTTGGCTCGAACGACCCGAAGGCAATCCCCGCAACACCCCCTGTAAGGGTGTGAACCACCCCATCAAGCGAGGCCGGAAGAGTCACGCTGCTGTAGTCCGTCGAAATAATGGGGAGTGGGTCAGCATCGATCAGGACGTTGATGTCCCCCTGAGGGTTCTTCAGGAGGCGGTACTTGTGCTGCGTCGTCCAGTCCGTTTCGTTGACGATGCGGTAGTTTACCGTTGAGGGTGAGGCAGGCCATATTCCAACTATGGTCAAAGATGTAGGGGTCGAAACCGCTGCAACCTTGTAGACTCCCTTGTTTGACCCAACATCCACTACAAGGGCATCCCCAGGGGCGACACCTTCAACGAAGTAGTCAGCCTCGGGGTCGCTGAGAGAGTTGCCTATGACCTGAGCATCCCGTCCAGAGACTTTCAGGGGCAGGTGGTAGCCAGTGAGATTATTCCTGTCTCCCCCGTTCCACAGGCCAACGTAGTGCTTCTGGTCAGACACCACTCGCCAGACGTTACAGTAATGCCAGTCCACCACAGAGAGGGTCCCAAAGCCGCCTCCACCGAGGAACCTAGATCCGAAAGTGATGGTCCCTGTTGGGCTGTAGATGGGCAAGGGAGTGAAAGCGGAGTACATCCTGGAACCCAGGAACACGTTGTCCACGAACAAGCTGACGAGATCCCCTACGGTGGTCTTTCTTACACGATAGGTGTGTTCCTGACCATCCCCCCAGTTGAAGGCAAACTGGTTGTATAGCGTTCCGTCAGAGGTAAAGGCAACGTACTTGGTGCCCGCCACTTCACGGAACATGATGCCCACGTCCGTGGTGCCGTCGAAGACCTGTGCAAAGACACCCGCGAACCCTGCCCCGTCTACTGTATAGGAGATGACCTTGACACGGAACTCCAGCATGTAGTCAGTGTTGGCCGCGACTACTCGGTTGGGGTCTGGGCTGAGCAGGTCAGGGGCATTATCGTTGATGGAGTAGATCCTACCATCGACCAAGGAGGCATCACTGATCCGCAACACCCTTCCGACCATGTCCGCCGAAGCCACACCCGCTGGAGTCCAGAAGTAGGGGGAGAAGTTCTCTGGGAGGCTCCTGCCACCGTAGCTCTTCTTCGGAGTTGGCTTGTCAGGGAAGAAACAGAGCTGCATCAGGCGGTCGCCATTGTCGATGGCCGCCATGAGCCCATCTGGGGTCACGCCGAACGTGTGCGTCCTGAGGTCCAGGCCCACATCCAGGACAACCTCAGAAGCCGCTGTCAGAAGGGGCTCGAATCGGACGAACCCTCGGAAGTCGGCTCCTACAAGTCCGACCGGGTACTCTGACCAATTCAGGCTCCCACTGTTCGCATCGGGGAACACCCCCACAGTGTTCTGATACTTCACAGATGAGGGGGACAAATACTCCGTGATAGTGAAGCTGCCGTTGTTGCTTTGGCTGTCAGCACCAGTGATCTTGAGGATTCTCCCTACGGACCCAAGGGTCATGCCAGACAGTCCAGTAATGGTCACTATCCCGGAGGCTACTGCTGTGATACTGGCCGTTGCTCCACCGAACACCTCCGTGGCACTGGTGGAGTCCAGCAGGAGGTAATCCGTAGCGATGATCGTCTCGGTCCCATGGTAGCCCACAGGAGTCCAAGGCTTGGTGTCCAGCTCCGGCAGGACATTGGCCTCGTAGCTGGTGAACAGGGACGGTGCGAGCTGCTGGGGATTGAGCGGGAGGGAGAGATACCGAATGAAGTCCCACTTGGAGATGCTCTCAGCCGGACGAGAGACAGACCCGAAGAACACATCCTGAATCTCATCGAAGGGAGCGTTTAGTTCCTCAAGAAACGGGAGGTCTTGCGGGAGGATCTTGGCTATCTCGTTCACCTCTCCGTCGATGTATAGTCGGACCACCCCCAATGGATCTCTGTAGATTCTGTAGGAGTGCAGGACTGTCCAGTCAAAGTCCACCGGCTGGTAGGTTGAATTCCCTAAGGAATCAAAGCTGCCTACCCAAGAGGACATGAGCGAGGGGTCGTCCGTGGTGCCCCTCCGTGCAAAGCCGATCTTACGGTTCCCCTTCCAAGAGATTGTCCCGTTGGCCAGATCAGGCGCAACACCGATGGCATTAGCGATCTTCACAGACGAGGACGAGACGTACTCTGTGATGACAAAACTACCGTTGTTGATCAGGGAGTTCGCTCCCGAGATGACCAGGGTTTGACCCACGGCCCCTGGGGCCATGTTTGAGAGACCAGTGAGAGTTACGATTCCTGAAACAACACTCACGATGCTGGCTGTCGTGCCGGAGTTCTCCAAGTAGCCGACGATGACGGAGAGCTGTTCGTCAGAGTATCCAGCGGCAAGCCCCGTGAACACCCCGTCAAGGATAGACCCAGTTGTCTGAATCTCACACCTCCACGCCATCGCAAAGACGTGAGGGAAAGTGAGGTCCACACCTCTGATCCAGAAAGCCGGTTGACCCGTCGGGAAGATCCCCGTGGAGTTGTCCTGAAGGGTGAGCACCCCCGCCGAGACGGAAGCCAGCCCAGTCCCTTGACGCTTCCAAGGGACTACAGGGTCACTCTCGGGAAGCGTGAGAGCTTCGTATCGGACGAACGCCTCGGCAAGCTGCCTCTGCATCGGGGGGTAAGCAATCCGATGGATGGGCGTGTTGAGGACTAGGAGGTTGGGGTCATTCAAAACAGCCGTGTAGGCCCGCTCGTAAGCCCTGTACTTCAAGTCCCTGAGGAGAGGTTGATCCAGGAACGCCTGCATGTCATCGGGGACATACAGCCCTGGTTTCGTCAGGGTGTTGTTGTACCTGTACTTGTGCTGCGAGGAATCGTTTGGATACCCAACGTCACGGTTCCAAGAGTTGAGCCGGAACTCCCTGCTGTTCAGCCTCCGAATTTCTACCGCCGGATTGCAGATCCAGTTGTAGCCCACCTTCACATCGTCCGTCGGGAGGGGTGCTGTGTTGAGCACAATCTGGCCCAGGAGTCCGATGACCGCATCCGGAGTGACCGGGATGGTCAGAGTGCCTCCGCTCATACCAGTCACCAAGAAACCAGCATTAGCCACGGTTTCGGTGATGGTGACGTTTCCGCCCAGTCCTGGGAGGTCGTTGACCAGGTCTACAAGCCCCGAACCTCCGATGGAGGCTGTGATGCCTACGGTGGATCCGTTGACGGCAAAGACGATGAAGTTCCGTACTTGGTCAGCCGTATCCAGCGCAGTAAAGACCACGGGGACGTTGCCAGGGGTAATGATGGAGTTGTTGTCGAACTCGAACACAACAGGTGGATTGACCCCATCGTCCAAGGTGAAGGTTTCACCATCAACCAGGAGAGATCCCACAACCGTTGTGATGGACCCTGTTGCCGCAGAGGTGATCTGCACCGTCACATCGGCGGGGTCATCCGCAATCTGCCCGTTCCTCGGGTCTACCAGCTCCCAGTCAAGGAAACCACTGGAAGCGTCAGGCAGGGTGAAGCTTGCCTGGAGAGTGGCCCGGTCTGGGGCAGGATGGGCCAGGGTGGCCGGGATGACCGCCAGGATGCGGAAGGTGCCCCCGTTGATGATGCCCCCACTGAGGGTCACGTAGAGCCCTACGTGGTCAGGGGTGAGGATAGCTCCTGGTAGGGTCACATCGGTGAAGCTGTTGATGCTGGCCTGGATTGTCCAGTCGATAGCTCCGCTGTTAGCATCAGGGAAGAAGCCAACGGGATTGGCGTACTTGACGGACGTAGCTGAGATGACCTGGGTGATGACGAAGCTACCGTTGTTCGCCGGGGTAGCAGCCCCAGTGATGCTGATAGTCAGACCTATCCCCGTCAGGGGTATGCCTGACAGGCCCGTGATGGTGATCTCTGGAGTTGAGAACGCTGTGATGTTTCCAGCCAGCCCTTGCAGTGTGGACTGCAACGTCAGGGAGGGCTTGGTGATCGGTCCCTTGTCAGTGTAGATGCTCCTCGGAGTCAGGGGGGAGAAACCTGAAAAGATGGCCTGGTTGAAGGTCGGGTCAATGGGGTTGCCAGCGATGTCCTTCGGAGTGCCTGTCGCATTGACAGTCAGGGTGTATGAACCTACGTCCATACCTCTTGTGAAGATGGCCACATGCTGGGGGTCCGTCTGAGTGACCCTTGTAACGTCTACAGTTGAGGGTCCAGTGATGGTGTACTCTAGGCTGCTTGTGAGGACATTGTCCCCCCGCATGGGCTCCCCAAAGTCCGCAATGATAACCCCGTCCTCCAGAATCTCAACCAGAGGGTCTAGCTGGGGCTTGGCTGCATTCGAGACGAAGGTGCTGTCTAGGAGGAATGGGTTGAGGAACTTGTCCAGCAGATTTCTGGTTCGGACCCTGTAGGTCGCTCCCCGAGTGGTCTTGGTGGTTCTGAGGATGAGCCCCGTGACTGCGCTGTAGTGGGTCCAGGGAATCGAGCCTTCTTCAGGATCCCCGAAGTTGAAGTTGGTATCGAGGTACACCAGGGTTGGAGAGGAGACGCTCCTGATACGAAGGTCATCTGGGACTTCTGACTCAGGAAGCCCGAGGTAGTTTCCAACATCACCAGGGACAAAAACCCCTGTGGGGCTCTCGAATACCGAAACCCCATCATCCAGCCCATAAGCCCCATCCGAACCGCCACCCAGCGTATCGAACAATGGATCGATAGCTTCGATGGTGATTCTGACTCCATCCGAAGAAGTGATCTCCCAGTTGGAAAAGTCTACGATGCCAACCCGAGCGAGCGGATTCGAGAACACTACCTGAATCGTGTAGCCATCAAGGGGGATGATCTGGTCGGGCATGGGTTCCTAGAAGTCTGCGGAGTGGTCCTCATTGGCCACAGATTCGTTCACCTTGTGCCCAAGCCTGTCCCTGTCTCGGATACCTCCACAGTAAACACGGAAATCCTCGTAGTAGTAGCTGGCCATTCTCCACCGCATGGCATCCAGGACGTGCCCTCCTGGCGGATTGGGGGTGTAACGATCCGTGAAAATGTACCGGATGCGGAAGAGGGTGTGTGCCGGACGGATGAGATCCAGGATGATGCGGAGAGCGGAGTCGAGAGAAAAGAGGTCTGTGGGGAAAACGTTGTTGGTGAAGATGTCGATCTGGAATCCGAATTGGTCTGAGATGTCTAGCCCAGAAGCTCCCGCACGGGTGAGGAGGAAGTTCTCCAGCACCTCGAATTCCTGGGTAAAAAACAACGCCACCGCATCGTGGATAGATTTCGGGATGGACCCCTGGAAGTAAATTTTGATGAGGGAGATGAAGAACCGGCGGAACTCCTCGTCATTGTAGTCCAGGGGAGGGATGCGCCCGTTCAAGAAGAGCAGATAGCCGATGATGGACTGAAGAAACTCACTCCGGGTATGCTCGAAGTCACGGTCGAAGTCCACGTCCTCCAGAGCCAGTTCGATCTTGGCTAGCTCTACAGCGATGGCCTTCAGTTCCGTTGTGTAGTTCGGTCCCTGGATGGCCGAAATGTAGTTCGACGGGAGCAGGTTCAGTAGGTTCGTGAAGATGACCTGAGCCCGCTGAAGGACACGGAGGTTGTACTCCTTCCCCGATCTTTCGATGGTGAAGTTGCGGCGATTAGGGTCTATGACGAACCTGGCCATTAGGGTGGTTCACCCGCCCCCTCGTGGAGGCGGTCAGCCAGCTCCACCAGAGAAAGAACACCGGATGCCCACAAGACTCCACAAATGGGGTGGACCACGACGTTGTGAAAGAGGAACTTCCAGCGGCTCATGGGGTGGCATTCCTGAACGTGAGCGTCAAATCACCGAGTTCGATGAACTCGACAGCAGTAGCCACAATGTCGTGAGGGCCTACGTCCCCACGGATGACGTAGGAGGCGGTGTAAACATGGTTCAGGGGGCTGTCTGGTGGCAGACCTGCTCCAGAGAGAGCCACAATCACATGGTTCGCTGTCCGTCGAAGCCTCTCAGCCTCAATGGCCGCCGCAGTCGTGAACCCATCGGCAATGAGCGTGGTGTCGTCCGAGTACCCCGCGATGACAGCCCCACCATTCCCGATGATGTAGGCCCCGTTGGTACTGGTCGCTACCGAGGCCAAAGAGGAGGAGAGGACCATGGCCTCGTCATCCTGGAAGACTCCCTTGTGCTCGGTTACTAGCCCTCCACCATCCGTGGTGGGGTTCAGGAGGGCATCCGTGAGGATGTAGACGAGGTTGCCCCCAATATCGAGGGAGGTGGGCCGTGGTTCAACGAAGGTCGAGGAGATGCTCTCCCGAATCTTCCTGGACCCATCCTGATACCCCATCTTGGCCAACGGGATGACCTGGAAGTCCACACCGTCCGTGGAATCCACAGCGTTGATGATGTCCGATTGGGCCGACCCCTGACCGATGAGCTTCTGGTTCAGCTCCAGACTCACATTGGTTCGCACAGCGGGATCAGCCTTGTCCTTGGATGCCCCCTGCTTGAGCTGAATCGTTGTTTCAATTGCGATGGGGTTCTCGACGGACTGCTTCGCAAGCACGTCAGCGGTCACGTGACGCCTTACATTGATCGTCCTCTGAAGCTGCTGTAGCAGGTCGTTGATGACATAGGTGACCGTGAAGTTCTCGTCATGGTTGTAATCCACGCTCACGGTTTGCCCACTCAGGATATCCGACGGATTCACCCTGACGATCTTCGCTGGGGTCGTAGGCGTTCCTGGGATGATGTCGAAGTCAGGGGATACTGATCCCGGCCCGTCATACTCCACAGAGCGATCTTGGCTGAACACTCTGAGAGTCGCCGTGTTGATGCCGATGGAGTTCAGCGGTTCCTCGAAGAACCCAATGAGGACATGCTGCTCGTCAGTCACCGTGATGGTCGCACCGCTCGGCACGTTGCCAATCTGTGTGATGACCATGTGGTCCTTCGCGATGGTGGACTCCCCATTCTCCAGGGGATCCTCAGTCTTGTACAAAGCATACCCTGCTGTGGTTAGAGCCCCAGAGATTTCACCAACGACAGAGATAACTCGTCGTACCGGCTGTAGGGTGAAGGTGAACTGATTCACTGAACGGAAGCGGTAGTCCGCCGTGATTATGTCATCAATGGCTGTGAGGGGCTGAGGGATAGACGTGTTGATCTTGAACGTGTTGTACGTGAGGATGGCTACCCCGAGTAGGTCGTAGTTCAACCCGGAGGTGTCGTTTCGCACACCAAATCCGAGGGGGAGGTTGTCCAGAATTTCGATGACTGGTGTGTTCACGGTCACACGAGAGTCCAGAACCCTGAAGATGAGGTTCGGGAGATCCAGGATCTCAATGCGAATGTCTCGGGCCACGTCAAACGTGAAGGCGAACGTCTCTGAGAGAGTTCGCTCACGGAGGCCCTGGATGAAGATGTCCACCTTACCACCGATGTGCTTGTGACGAACCGGATCGTAGTCCCTCATCATGAGGGGGTCGCCGGACTTGATGATCTTGGCCTTGACCACCCCGATCTGCTCGGCTGCCGTGGAGGCGTATCCTCCCTCGGTACCAGTGTCCACGCTCACGAAGCCAAGGGTTGCTCTGGCTGCCAGGTCTGCATTGGACTCTCGGCTGGTACCGAACACGGTGGACTCGGTGTTCGTGACAGAGACTCCAGTGAGGCCCTGGACGTTAACGATGGTTCCGGCAGGACGGTTGCCGTTTTCTCCCACACTCTGAGCTACAACGTCTGCGGTGATCTCATACCGCTTCGTGTTGAAGTTGTAGAAGGCGTCTGCATCCGCAGCGGGGAGTACGAAGGTACCCCCCACCCTGTAACGTTGAGCGGATATGTTTGCGCTAATCGTATCAGCATCCGACGATACGATGGTCCCTGTTGGGATCAGGATATCTATCGTCGGACGGGTAGGGGTGTAGAACACCACCTGACCCACGGAGGGCCTCCCAGGGAGGCGAGTTTTGTTGAAGTTCTTGGCCAGCTTCTCGAACTGTGTGTCGATGAGCTGTTGAACCGCTGTGTCTGTCGTGTACCCAAGTGCCGAACGGAGTGCTTGCTTGTAGGCACTAGCGGCTACGGGGTCAGAAATCCCATCCCCGTTTGTGTCATCGATCTGGAGGAGGGTGACGAAGCTCTGGCTCCGGTGAATGAAGTCAACAAGGAACCAGAGCCTCTCGGCCTCTGACGAGAAGGGGTCAATGTTCACATCCCGTGTTGTGGACCCAGGGATGATGCTGATCTCTTGGTTGACCCGTTCGATGGCCGTCACGAAGTCGATGACGATCTGTGTCTGATTCCGACCTGGCAGATCCCGAACGTTCGTGTCGATGATGAGGGGAGAGCCTAAGACTTCCTGTGAGTAGGGAGACTCAATCTCTTGGCTCAGAACGGTGTCGTAGTAGATACCCGTGGCCACGTAGTAGAGGGGAGCTGTAGGTTGCACCCCATTGAACCGATCTGAGTTGATCTGGTCTGGATTGGTGGTGGACCGGGTATGTGTGAAGGTAATGAATGGGGACAGCGTGTACGGGAGTACCTCGTAGTTGTAACGAATGTTCGAGGAGAGGTCGAGGATGTCGTACTTGGTGTCAATGTTCCGTGCGATTTCATTCCCGAACACATCCTCCTGGGTCACCTGAACACGGAGATACCTGGCGGATGCTGGTAACGAAGCGGACAGCTCATCCAGAGTAAAGTCCGCCTCATCGTAACTCACAGGTCCCGTCAAGGGTGTGGGATTGACCTTGAAGTACCCTGACACACCCGCTGGGGTGGTGGAGGCATACACGTTGAAACCCCGGAACTGGAAGTCCCCGGAAGTTGTACTCAGATCACCGTTGTTGGGGACATTCGGGAACGTGGGGTTGTAGACCAAGATATTCACGGAGTTTCTGTTCCGCTCAACCTTGATCCCTGTTGGGGTCAACTGTGTGTTGTCGGCTGACAGAATCCTGGTGACACTCACCGTAGCCGGAGGGCTCACTCCACCCAGGATGTCCACTGCCCGGATGAGGATGGTGTTGACCCCTACGTCCAGGGGTAGTCCATCCGGCATGGCGGACAGGGTAGGAACTGTGAAGTTCGTGAAGTCGAGGAACACCAAGCTAGGGTCTGAACTATACGGAGACCCATTCACCGACACCTGGAGGGCGATGATGTTGGTGGCGATGGTCCCTACAATCGTCACCAACTCCTGATTGGTCGTGAAGACGATGGTAGAGGCGAATCCACTACCGTCTCTTAGAGCTATTTGAGGCGTTGCGGCCATGTAGGACTATCCGACCTGCGAGAAGGAGTTGAGGGACTGTCTGAAGGCTCCCTGGGCTGCTGTGGCCGCCAGGAGGTCTGAAGGCTCAGGAAGCCTGATTCCCCTTTCGATGTCGATGGGGGAACCGGATCTGCTCTGTACGGTGGCTGACACGAAGATCACTGTAGGGTCTTGGGAGCTTTGCTCTACCCTCACATTGAGAAGTTGAAAAGGAAACTCTCGGTCCGAGACAAACTGACCCACGGCTTCCTCTTGCTGCTTCTTGATGGACTGCCACCGACTGAAAGCCGTGCTGATTTCGGTCACGATGAGGTTCTGGACCATCCCCACAAGCTTGCTACCAATGGAATCCGTGAGCCCAGTGCCGTACCAGGTGTGGAACGGGTTAGATCCCTGGACTGTGAACATGATCTTGAGGATTTCCTGGAGGAGTAGAGCCTCGTCACGGACCTCAATGGTGTCTCCCCTTCGCCCGTAAACCCAGTCGTTTTCGACCCCGATGCCACCGCACCTCCGGCATTCCTGCCGGACAGTGACATAGTTCAGCTCCACGTAGTCCGAGAAGCCCTTGAGGGGTGAGTCGAAAACCACAAGCCGTGTAGGGCGGTCATCCAGGGTGGAGGGGTCACGAACGATGCTCCAGCCAGGAACCGACTTCAGGCCCCTGAACACGCGGTCCTCAATCAGTCCAAGGATCGGAGCAATCGTGCTCCCTGGCTTCACGTGAAGGAATGCAAATTTCCCTGTCCGCCCAGTCCTGAGGCGGATCCGGCCTTCGACTTCCTCAAAGGAACCGTCAGAGACAGCTTGATTCAAGTCACGTACCACATCTCGCGTGGCAATCTTCTTCCCGCTCCGGACGGTGATCGTCTGGTCCTCACCCCCATCAATGTTGAGGACCAGCTTGTCGTTGACCCCCTGGGTGATGCTATATGGCCCCGCCTTACCACTCACCATTTCAGCGGGAAGGACGATGCCCTGGGAGGGCACATAGGACACACCGTCAATACGGACCTGAGTGGAGACAGCCGAAGCGATAGGCCGCTGGGGTTTTGCCGTTTGCATGTCCGTGTCCAGGAACAGAGCCTCCTCGACTACCCTATGGGTGCAAACCTGATCAATTTTGCGATCAAAGCTCATGTGGACCTCTGGCCCGGCTTTACTGGAGCTGTGTTGCCAGCCTGCCTCTGAGGACTGGTAGCCTCCCTGCCTGGGAGATTGAGCGGTGGTGCGCCTTGAGGCACATCGTAGGAGGAGAACGGGGCGTAAACGTCCAGCCCGAGTTCCGCATTCTTGGACGTGTCCGGAGTGATGGCTCGATACGTCGGGTCACTGAGAAGTTGGCTGATTTGGGAGTAGAGACTAGCCAATGAACCCGTGGGCTGGGGTTCTTGAGACTGAGACAGAGAACCAGCCGTCAACTGAGTCTGGGTAGCCAGGGCTTGGAGCTGAGTGATCTCATTCTGCAACTGGTCAGCGTAGTCTACAGCTCTACGAATCTTTCTCTCCAGGTAGTCAAACCGTCTCTGAATGGTTGCATCAAAGGTAACCCTGAGCTGCCGGATGAGCTTTGCGGAGGTGCCATCGTTCAGCCCCTTGGCTCCGATGACCTCCCCATTACTCATGGTATGCGGGCCTACATCCGCACTGCCGGTGAGAATGAACACTGGATCTTTGGTGAGACGGATCCGGAGATCCACCAATGGGTTGCCCCCTAACACCTCGTAGGCTGCTAGGAGTTTTCCAAGGTAGGAGTCCTTGTTGGACACGGCTCCCAACGGGATGCCATGCTCGTACTTGAACGAGATGACCCCAATCCTGTCGGACTCCGCTTTTAGGTGAGCGATCCTGGAATCGATGAGGGGTGCCTGCGACGAAATGAAGGTACGCAGGCGATCAAACATCGCCTGATTGAAAGTACCGTTGAAGTCGAAGGCCATGGGTCTACTAGGGAGTGCTCAAAAGATCAATTTGAACGCCGCTTCGAAGGCAGCCGCATTTGTGGCTACATAGGCCAAACCGACGCCCGCAGAGTACCCTCCCGGCCGCTTGGGGGGAGGGTTTCCAGCCGTATCAATGATATTGGCCCAGTCCCCAGCGTTCCCTGAGATCCCCGAGGCATTCAGGATGTAGGCTCCCACCTGGAGGCCGTCGATGAAGTTGAGGATCTGAATGATGAACTCGATGAACCTCTCCATGGCATCGATTTTCCGGATCAGGAGGTCAATGAAAGCCTTGATCTCGTCGATGACCCCTTGGAAAGCAGCCAGTAGCTTTTGGATAGCGTCCAACAGTTCATAGATGATCTGCCCGGACCAAGGGATGATATCTCTCAACGGAACGATAGCGATCCAGTCCACTTTCTTACCAACCCCTGTCAGGTTGAGGAGGAAGCGGATGGCGACCAGGACATTCTGCCGAACTGTGAGGTCGAGGTAGCCGTCATCCCACCGCTTCACTCCAGCCGTATCCACCGGAGTCTTGGTCATGTAAAAAACCAAGTTCTCCAGAGTGGGGGGTCCTGCGGGATCCAGGAACTTTGAGGCGGGGAACCCAGCTTGGAAAGGCCCCTGCATGATGTCCCGAAAGTCCACCAGCACATTCTCCCCAGCATCCAGCATAGCGGAGGCCAAGGCCAAGGTAAGCCTCGATGACTGTCTCCGTACCGAGAACTTCTCCCATGGCATCTGGATAGGTTCCCCAGTGATGGGGTTGCCCGTTGTAGAACTCTGCCCAGCCGCTTCCAGGGCAGCGATCTCTCCCAGAATAGGAAACGCCTGAAAAGCTGCTAGCGCACTGGCGATGTTCGTGAGGGATGACCTCCCCACCTGGATTGGGGAAGTGTCGTTGATGGGGTTACCATCCTGATCAAACTCAGCCTCCGTGCTCAAGGGGATCTGGAAGTCCAGAGAGAAAGCAGTCTGGAACAGCCTTCGTAGAACCTCTATCACATCGAAATTTGGGATGGTCTTGGGAACGGTCACTTGCAGTATGGCCGTTGGAGTCCCCATGATCATGGGGTCGGAATCCTTGCTAGGCCATGACATGGTGTAGCTGGACTGCTCGGGATTGCGGCCTGGGGGGATGGCTGATTTCCAGTTGACATAGGAGGAATCGGTCCCGGAATTCTGGACATCCAGTTCCCCGCTGTAGGCTCGCACCCTGTAGTAGTACGTCTTCCCAAGCTCCACGTCGGTATCGAGAAATCGGAACGTCCCTAGCTGACCTAAGATGTTGGTGACGTTCAGCCCATCAATAACTGTGTACCTCTGAAACTTGATGAGGGGCTCACCCTGGTCATCCAGGAGCCTATCCTTCACCGATAGGCGGTCTCCGGGGGAGCCTTGCCTCGTAAAGTCTGTGAGTAGGTCGTACTCTGGTAACCCCGTAGTCGTGGGGTCATGGAGTACCGAGAGGCTTACGGGGTCCGTGGTGTTCCCCGAGGAAGCCTCCAGGGGGACTGTGGGGGCAATGTCGGATCTCTCGATGAGAAACGCGGGGGGCACGAACTCGTCTGCAACCTTGGTCACGACGTCCGTGAACCCAGGGTCCGGAGTTTCCATGTTTGTCGGCAAAGTCCAGGAAATTTGAACCGCCTTGATCTCAGTTGAGAAGAGGGAGGCCACCGCCAGGATAGGATCCCCCTTGTCCCCGACGTGAACCAGCTTGAAGTTAGCGGGAGCCGCATACTTCGGGGCTGTGAAGTCTTTGCCGAAGAACCTCATGAGCTGCCGGATCAGCTTCAGTAAGCCAAAGATCGTTTCTGCCTCGACCACGAGGAGAACAAAGCCACTCTGTGTGGACCCAGTTCTCGGTTGCGGGCGGTTCATGTCCTGAGAGTCGTACAGAGATGCTTTGAATCTCTCCGTGAAGGCTGAGGTACCTCCAAAGAACGAGTCAAAGTTCGGGTCATCTATGAGAGGTTCTGGTATGTCAAAGTAGCCGAAAAACCCGGATACTCTCAGGGAGTTCAGCAACTCGATGATCAAAGCCAGGAGGGATTCGACCAGGGCCTTGATAGGGTTCCCAAAATCGATGAGGAACACCTTGATGGTGTCCAGCAGCGTCTTGAGCACCTCCAGGTACACGAGCAGCGTCTCAAGGACTTCTCGAACAGGTTCAAGGAGGTCCTTGCCGGGTACCTGAATTGCAAAACTCTGCCAGTCAGCCATGTATTATCCGCCGTACTGGAGCTTATCCAGCTTCTTCTTCAAGCGATCCCTCTCAGCCTGGGCAGCCGTGAGAGTCATCTTGAGTATCTCTTTCATCTTGGTGTTGATGCCGAACTCCGTCTTGTACTCCCAATTCACCTTGGGCTTCACGGGGCCGTCAGCAACTTCGTTAGCTGCTTCAGGATGTCCTCCTGGGCCTTGAGCCTGTTCACCACCGCCCTGCTTTGCTTGACTATGATCCCCGTCTGCCTGTTGATCCTCGCGTCGATCCATGTGAACCTCTGGTCGTAAATTCTGTCCCCTGAGGACAGGACGGATGAAACGGTGTCTGCGTCTGAGCCTGGTGAGGTGGCGTCCACGGCCGTTATCCTGGCTAGCACGTCTGTTTCTCTGGAATTCAGGTCTGCTGTGAGCCAGCCTAGGGCTACTATGTTGGGGTCTGGACTGAATGATGCGGTGAACACAGGAACTAGGGTGGTAGCCTTGAACTTGAACAGGAGGGTGAGGACAACCCAGGTATCAATGGCTTGCAGCACCGTGAACAGAGCGGTGAGTGATTGCTCTGTTACTCCCGTGGCCTTCACAACCCGATAGGTGATCCCTGTGAGGGTAGCCGGAAATGTGGCTTCAATATCCAAAGTAGTCAGGGAAGTGGCCATCAGCACCTTGTAGATGCCCGCCACAGGATCATCCCCTGGATTCGCAGGGCCTCCCCGAATGTACACATAATCCCCAGGGAGCACCTCGGAAAAGTTGGCCGTGGCATCTGTCAGCGTAGGTAACCCAATCGTTGTCGCCCCCGCTGTCCCTGTAGCCACTGGCAAACGTACATCGGTAAAGACCGTGTTGTAGAAGTCCTCTATGGCTGGGCGCTCAGCAACGATTGGGAATATATTGACTGCAAGGATACCCAACTCAGCCGAGATGGCCGTCGTTAGCTGATCCCAAATGGAGCCCACACCGTAGAAGGTACCTAACGGGTTGTCCACCCGGTATCCTTGGAGAGAGGCGGTTGTGCTGAAGGCTGTACTCACTGTGATCACTGTGGTGGTTACAGTGAGTACCTGCCGACGTTCCCCCGCTGATGGCCCTGTTGTGAGCACAACAGTGTGCCCTGGTAAAACTCCAGAGGTGAGGAAGTTGGGAGGGGGTCCAGTGGAGACCACAGTAGTTGTCGTACTAGTCACGGCTGCTGTGCTGGTCACCAAGCTCGCACTAGCTGTTACTGTGATGGTCCTTGGTGTTGCGTCCGGAATCAGAGGTCCCGTGACGGTAAGGGTGTTGCCTACGGGGGCAAGGTCAATCTGATAGAAATTCCCAGCATTAGGGCCGGATAGGAAGCTTACCAAATCCCATTGTTTCACGGTTCCCGGGAAAGCCAATGCTGCCGTTAAGACCGTAGCAGTACAGGTCGTTCCCGTATCCATGTACGGGGCTGTAGTGGCAGATCGGAGTGTACCTGTCGGGCCGGACGTTCGGATGATCGTCAGCTCAGTCCCAAGATGCCCCAGGGCAATCGGAGAGGGAGAACCATTCAGAAGGGGAGCCTCACTGTTGAGGTAGGGGGTCAGAACAGGAAGCTGTCTATCCCCATCGTCATCTGTCGTGAGCCCGTCTAGAGCGGGGAAACGGTCAGGAGCGATGTTCAGGGGAGTGATCTGTGCTGTGAGGTCAAGAGCCTCGCCATTCGCCGGATTGTTGGTAGGGGGTACCCAAGGGAACGTTGGCACCACATGTGTGAGTTGCCCAGCCTTCAGGTCTACGCCTACGTCAATCCCAAGTCGGTAAAACTGGTGGAAGGGGTCCGTGGCATTCAGGAAGACCGTAGCACCCGCTGGGATACTAACCCCCACAGGAGCAGAGAGGGTAATCTGTGTGGGTGTCACGCCGGATACGGTTGCCGAGGCAACGTAAACTACCGCGTTGCTGTCCTCGATCCTGACGTCCATAGCTGGGGCACTCGTGAATGCGGGCCTCAGGAGATACTCATTTCCTTGAGCGTAATCTACCTCCAGAATTGTCGCTGTCGCTGTTCGAGCCAACGTGAGAACAGCCCAAGGAACACGGTTTTGGATCCCTGACACCAGGGTGAGATTCGTGGACTTGGTGTCGAGGATAGGATCCCCATCGTTCAAGCCAGCGGGGGGAACAGTTGCGTTATACCTGGCCCGTTGGGTCGGGAAGAACCGACTCACAGCGGACTCCAAGTAGACTGGGATGTAGGTACCAACAGAGGTCACGATCCACGGAGGTCCAGTCACCGTGTACGGAGCCGGGCTCACCTTGAGAAGGTCATCGATCTGGTTCGTGACCGTAGCGAAGGTCGTCCTGGGAGGGTTGTCGATGAGTCCGTCGAACAGGAACCGCCCATCCCGGTCGCCTACCACTCGACCGTCCATGTCTTGGAGGACGTCCTCCAAGAGGTTCACGGCGTCGTTGTAGAACTTGAGGGTGGCCCTGGCCACGATGTCCTCATTGGCCAGGTGACCCTCCTGGAAAAACAGAGACTCCCTCCCTTGCTCGTAGAGCTTGGGAGCGGACATGTTCGAGAGGATGGGTCCACCCGACGGGATACTGGCTTGGGCATCCTTCTGCCACTGTACTGCTAGCTCACCTCGGAAGTTCGTGAACGTCTCGACACGGTAGAAGAACGTGTCAGGGGCGTAGGTCGTGTAGTCCGCAACCAGCGTGCTACCTAAGAGGCCGTTGGCTTCCGAGGGGACAATATGGAACGTGTAGGAGGCTTGAATCCTCCGGCCAGCTTGGATGGTCGTGTACCCCGTGTAGAGGATGTCCCAGCTCTCCCTGTCCTGGAGGGCCGTAGCGAAGGTGACCGCTCCCGAGTCATTGATCTGATAGCCGTCAGGCTGAGACAGCAGCACGCCCACCTGACCCTCAACCCGACGATAGACCGTGTAAGGGAGCGTCAGGACCGGCGTGTGGGAGGTCTGGGCTACCTTGGTCGAGGACTCCAAGATGGACCGTACAGACCGCTTCAGGGTCACTGGCGGGCCACTTGGTGGGGGGTACTGCCTCTGGGTGTTGGCCGTGATCTGGACCTCGGTGAAGCCAGAGCTTTCACTGAAGGTCGAACCGTTCACCTGGTAGAAGTCCGTGTAGACCCCGTCCGTGAACAGGAGGACCTTTCCAAGGGTGTACGTCCCCGTCAGGTCACCGGTCAGGCGGATCTTATTCGAGCCCCGTGGGACAGACTGGAAGACGGCTGCCTCAGTGACGAAGTAGGCTGGCTGAGGGAACGCTGCTACCAGCCTAGTAGGCCCAGAGGTGACGAACAGGTTGGGCACGCTGTTGTCAGACTGGAACTCTTGGGGGGTGGCCAGAACAACTGTGGTGTTGTTGGGTCCAGCATTGAAGGTAGAAGAACCTATCAGGTAGAGTTCCTGACGGTCCCCGTTGACCCTCAAGAGGGATTCAGCCAGGAAATCTGCTGTGCGGTCGCCTGGAATGGTGAACTGAGTACCCCCGGAAGCGATCCCATTCCCGAGTAGGACCAGGGGTATCCCCCCATAGGTCTGAATCACCCCAGTTGCCATGGGAGGCTGGAGCACCGTGATGTTGCTCTCACCACCGATGGCCTTGGTCACGTAGTAGTCGATGTAGACATTCTCGGTGGGGTTGACGGTAGGCCCATGGGGCAAGGCATTCGTCACTGTGCCATCTGATAGGAACGTGATTGTGCTGGCCACCGTGTTGACGATGCACTGGACGCCGTTCACCTGTGGCCTCCCACCCCTGAATACTCTCGGGGGTGGATTGGTCGCCACTGGCCGACCCAGGGGGTTGAAGGTCAACACACTGGTCGGAGCTGGATGTGGAGCCGTCGTCTCCTTGCGAACGAGAAAGGTGGCCTGCTCCACAATGAGGGTGTCGGGAGCGTTCGAGTTCTTGTAGGTAATGATCGCTTCTTCCTCAGCCAGGAAGCGGTCATTGAACTGGATGAATCCTAGTGGAGGCTGGATCGTGTATTCCGTCCCGAGAGCAAGGGTACGAACCCAGTAGACCGTGAGGGCAGCGGTCACGTCAGCCGAAGAGAAGTTCAACTCACCAGTGGTATCCTTGATCTCAACCACCCCTTGGGCGGGAGACCCGAAGGATGGAACGACGTTGACAGCCGTGGAGAAGGTCGAGGGACCGAACCGGAACCTCGTCTTGGTCGAGCTGGCATAGCTCAGAGGGACAGAGTACCTGGGAGAATTGGTGGTCACCCCAAGAGCCACTATCCTCTCGACCTTGGTGTTGGGGTCCAGGGGTGAGATGGGCTTGAAGAACCTGTCGGCCAGGATCTCCTCCCCACGCCGGATCTCATAGGTCAGATTGGAGCCTGAGATGCCAGGGATGTCCGTGGTGAGAGCAGTGTCAGAGCCAACACTGGCTACCGTATAAACCCCCACAGAGAGGCCGTTGGTGACCAGTAGGGTGTCACCCGTCAGTACCCCCGGAAGCCAGTCAGCCCCGGCATCAGTGAAGGCCGTGCCTGCGAAAGTACCCCCGGAACCGGAAGTGACGAGTGTGCCGTCCGTCTCGACCAGGCTCACGGTGCCTGAGCCGGTGTCGATGAGGTAGTCCTCTCCAAGGGTCAGGGCCGGGTAGATGCCGCTGTTGGGTGCAGTCTCTAACCCCACAACAAGATTCTGTGTGAAGACCAGAGGGTCGGGTAAGCTCACAGCCCCATAGGGAAGGGGCGTAGGAATCACCACCAGGGCTTTTCGCTGGGCATAGAGCAGAGCCCTGGACTCCGAGTCGATGACGCAACCTAGACCCACGGGAGGCACCGGAACGTCCAGTCTGGGGAGGACTGAGGTGGTTCCTGACTTAGAGATGACGCTGACTACGATCTGCGGGGCATCTACCGGAGTGGCTGGCAGCAGGACCGTGGGGGAAGCGATGATCGGGTCTGCGAGAATTGCACCGGAAGTAGCGTAGAATGCCGAGACATCCTTCGTGGTTGGGTCTGTAGCTGCCGGGTCTATGGGAGTGCGGAACAGCTCCAGGGAGATGCCACGCTCGATATCCAGGTTGGGGATGAAAGCTTGGGCACTTACTGCCCCGTAGGCATCCTGATCTGCCTGGGAGAACTGAACCTGACCGGTAGTCCGCTCAATCTCTACAATGCCCCGCTTCCCGTTGGATAGCTCACCTAGAGGAACGAACTTGGTCTGGGGGAACTGAACTGTGCCTACGACTCGGAAGAAAACATCGGACTCCTCAGGCGGGAGTGGGAGAGGCAGTACCCCCGGAGCGGTCAACGTGCCGACTGAGATAGGGGTGAAAGTCCGGTCCCCCTCCATCAGCACTCCGTCGTAGTAGATGGCCTTGCCAGTGTTCCCAGACACATCCACAGCCTGGTTGAAGGCTAGTCTCCCTGTCGTCATAGACCACTTGACGGAACCAGATGCAGGAAGGGGTAAGAGGCCCGCATCGTTCGCAACCTCGACGGGAGTCAGGTACGGCCCGAAGGCGATACGAAGCAGGGGGTACTGACCTGTGGCCGGGAGGGGGTTCAGAAACAGGATGTCGTCGATGACCCCGATCTTGCCGTTTGACTCAGCGTAGGCGAAGAACGTCTGCCTCTGGAACCGGACTTCCTGAGCATTGAAACTCACAAGATCAGCCGCGTTCCAGTTCAGTTCTCCGGTGGACTCCAGGATCTCGACAGCACCCACACCCGGGCTACCGAAAGACAGCACCACCGTGGGAGTGAACGTCGTGCCAGATCCAGTGGACCCCACTGAGACTCGGAGGGGGTAGGTTGCCAGGTCATCGTCGAGAGGCTTGAAGGCTATCAGACGGTTCGTGTTAGAGGTCGGCCCTAGTTGACCTAAGACCTCCAAGCCCTTGCCAGGGAGGGTCTTGAACCGCTGTTCACTGCCCGCATAGTCGAAACGGGCGATGACTTCATTCTTGGTCCAGCCGAAGATCGCATCGGGCAGATCCCCGTCCTGCATGACCTGGACGAGGTACTGCGTAGGTGGGTTGGCTTCTGTGTTCGGGTACGCTGCGTCGAAGGCAGCCTGGTCCGAGATGAAGTCGTTGGGCGTGAAGGTGAAGGGGCTATTTGCCTGGCCCACACGAGGGGGCTCCAAAATGTAGCCTTTTAGGGAGAATCCCATTAGGCCCCCTTTCCGGCAAGGTCATGCCAGGGACGATGCCCTTTGATCTGAAAGGGCACGTCTTACCTCGCTCGAAGGCTCTTCGAGGGCTTCCTGGTTGGCTTCAGGGGAGGAACCCGAGCGTAGAACGCCCGAGCTTCAGGAGGGAGAGGAAACCGAACGAGCTTCTTCTCCCCCAACATGTTGACCATGAGGACATCCAGGTAAGAGGCCGTGTCACCGGCAATCAGTCGATTGCGCTTATCGTGGTAGACAGGCCGAGTATCCCCGATGGCAACGACTGTCCCAAGGCTCAGATTTTTCATCTTGCATCTCCATTTTCATAGGATCTTGCCAAACCCGACTCCCGTAGCAGCCGACGGAGTGGGAGGGCCTACAATGACCACTGGTAACAGAAGAGTAGCGAAAGTCTGATCCAGCCCGATTGCCAGGGCAGCGGCCTTCCGAGCTGCCGCAATCCCGATCATTCCTGCCGTTGCAAACCCAGCAATGATGGACGGGAAGGCCGGAGGAGCACGGAAGGATGCTACACCGGCCCCGGATCCTACTCCGGCATGTTGGGTTACCACAAGAGTCTGAAGGAACACGGCCGTCAAGCCGTTGGATAAGCCCAAGAGGAACAGCGGAGCCATGAGGCCCATGAGCCCCTGTGAGGCCATTCCGCTCGTCAGATTGGCCAGCAGGATGGGAGTGGGAACCAGGACGGGTAAGGGAACTCCGACTCCCGTACCCCCGGTACCTACATCGTTGGTCAAGACCGTGATCTGGGGGACCCAGATGGTCAGACCGGCAATCACCCCCGAAGCGTACTTCGGCACCCCTACCCCCAGCATGGACGTAGCTGCGAGGTTGGCTGCAAGAGTCGGTACAGCTACAGCCGAGACGATAGGCATCAGATTGACCGAATCAAGGCGCTTCCGAGCAAAGGCAAGTTTGTTATGTAGTCGAGCGTTGGTGTTCCGGGGGGCAGGGCCGGGACACCTCGGCATACCCCCAGGGCTGCTGCGGGGCCTCCCAGGAGCACCTGAGGGGCCGTGAGCGTGATGGCGGTAGCAGCCGTCAGGGTGATGGCCAGGCCCGCTGTCAGGCTGATAGCCCCGGCCGCAGCCCCTAGGGAGAGTGCCCCCGCAGCCGTGGACAACGTGACCGCTCCCGCTCCAGTGGTCATGGAGATGACCCCGGTACCCACCGTGGTGGTGAAACCCCCCGCAGCGATGTTGTTGGCTATCCCCCCAGCCGTGATGTTGTGGACCTCCCCACCCGACAGGATGTTTTGAATCAGCCCACCCGCAAGGATGGTCGAAATCTTACCACCTACGAAGATCGTCTCCAGTACCGTGAGGGCATAGTTGTACTGGCTCTTGCCAGACACCATCCAGGCAATCTCCCCGAAGTTGCCGCCGAACCCTTGGAAGGAGTTGATGTTGAGGCGGTCAGCGTGGATCTGGAAACCCCCATCGATGAGCATCTCCTTAGAGGCCGCTTGCTCTTGATCGACCCCCGTGACGATCTTACGGGTCTTACCCTTGATGACAGACTCGTAAGCCATGTCATTGTCGTTCGGCGTCGTGGTCCCATACTGGACTTTGACGCTGGACCGATAGGTGATGTCAAGAGCGTTGCCATCCGAATTGTGCCCTATGATGGCCTTGATGCCTCCAGCCAGGACAGCGTTGATCGAGTTCCTGTCTGGAGAAGACGCACCAATGTACGCCTTGATTGCTCCTTGCATGTTGATCTCGGCCGAGACATTCTTGGCTGCGTAATCCTCCACCTTGGATCCAGGGACGTTAAGGAGGATCTTCCCCTCCTTGGTGATGGCATGGGCGTAGTCGTTATCCCCGGTGCTCCTGGGCGGGCGGATCCGAAACAAGTAGGCTGCGGCACTCGTGACGGCTTCGAGGTCCTTCGTAGGGAGACGAACGGCTGTCTCCAACACGAACTTCCCTGGTGACGTGGTTTGAAAATCGGAAAAGATCCTAGGCTTGAGCACCTGAGCATACTGTCTCTCGCCCCGCACCGTGTTGAAGTCGTTACCCACCACGGTACCGTAGACCTGCTCGATATAGGGTATCCGGCGATCCATCTCGAATCCGTCGATTTCCTCCATGACCTCCATGTTGAGATCAGACGAATGTGAGAGTTCCATCCGGTGCTCAACGAAAGCATCCGCAGCGGATTCCACGTCTTCAACACTGACAGCAGGAGAAGTAGGCGGGTAGTGAACCCTACGTCCATTACTGTAGGTGACAGCGGGGAATGCGTTGAAGTCGTTGAACAGGTCGAGGACATTGCCGTTCGTCAGAGCATACTTGGGGGCCACACCGGGGTTGATTCCTGGTCCAGCTTCCTGAAGTTCGTCCCTACCGTAGTAGCTCGTGTCTGTGTCCCTGAGCGTCCGGGTTCCAGTCTGGAGGATATCCTCAGGGAGAAAGAACTTGCTCCGGCGGATTGGGCCTGAGATACGTCGCACACCGGACTCCGCCTCCACACGGTGAACAGCCGAGGCTACCCAGCTCCGTTCTGCGTCCCTCAGCTCCAGGAAGTCCCCCGCTCGATTGGTCATCCGAACATCCTTGGACAGGACGAACTCGGCACCGCTGGAGGACATCCCTCCCACGTCCCCCTGCTTCATCACAAGCCGCTTGTATCGAGTGGTCGTACCAAGCACCTGGTCAGCCAGGGCCTTGTCTTGTGGGGAAATTGTGGATGGGTCGTGGGACGAGGTGGGGTCAAATCTGAGACCGCTTCGATTGCCAGTGGGGATGTACCCTAGTATCACAGCATCCCATAGCTGCTTGTGAACTCGTCGGTACCCGATGATGACCATCGAGTTCACCTCAGGCACGCCTCCCCAGAAGCTTCGGGGTCCAGCCATACCCTGCGTCAGGTCCACCTCGAAACGGTATCCCCCACCTGTGAGAATCTGAATGTCCGCCTTCAGGTTCAGCTCATCCACGCGGATGATGATGCCTACCTTAGTCGCATAGAAGGAATTGGCTCCCTCTACGAAGTCCTTGTTAGGGGTATACCCAACCGGACGCTTGGGGGTTTTGTCAAATGGCATTAGGAGGTGGGCACCTGTGATGCTTGGAGTCGCTTGATGCTGACCTCTTGCTCAAGGCGAGAGATTTCCTGGTTGACCTGATCCAACTGCTTCTGTGGGTCAACCCCAATAATCTTGGAACCCGGGGAGTTGAGCACACCTGTCAGTTCCTTCTGGGCTACTTTCAATGTATCCACCTTCTTCTGAAGGATGTTAGCCTCAGACTCCAGCTTGGTTCGCTGCGTATTGGCGTTCAACTTGTCGCCAAACTGAGTCCATGTCTTCTGGATGTTCCCCAGTGCGGAGCTGGCCGTGAGGGCCAGAGCCTCTGGATCCCCTCCGACAGCTCGACTGGGGGCATCAAATGGGGGAGTGAAACCACCTCTGGTCGGGGACCCTAGGTTTCTTGGGAGGGGAGAACCATCCTCGGCAACCCCTGGGGGTAAGAGGGGGTCATTCACGTTCACTCCAGCGGGAGGACCCAGACGGATGTCACTGGCCATGGGGCCTCTAGGCAGCAGCTCCCCTCGAATGGTTTTCTCAAACTGTTGGTGAGGTGTGTCCAGGGCCTTGTACAGGTTCACCAGGTAAGTTTCAATCCTATCTGTGAGCGGTAGGAATGGGGCAACAACGCGATTCAGGTTGTCCGCTCCAGACGCCTCGGTAGGTAGGGTGGAGACGTCTCCGGCTGTCGAGGAAGTCTTCAACGTCTTGAGCTGGTACCCAGAGTTGATGAAGGCCAGGTCGGTACGTCCTAGCAGACAGGCACACTCATCCCCAGGTACAGACTTGTCCTTGACTCCCATCTCGGCAAGAGTCAGTGCCCGACTGAGTTGAGATGCTTCAACAGAGGACGGCAATCCCTTCTGTGCGGTGGAGCCGAGGGGTGCTGTGTCCGCAATGAGGATTTTATCCTGCTCAGTGAACTCCAGAGCCTTCGTTTCAGGAACTCTGCGACCCGCAGTCTGAAGTTCCTCGGGCTGGAGTCTGGAAAGAGTAGCCGCTGTGTTGGCGAACGCACCTGTCACGGCACTGATCCCCTGAGACTGTGCCGATAGTGTCTCGAAGAGTCCCCCAGCTAGGGCTACCTGAGCATCAATCCTGGCAGCACTGTTGGGTTTGTTCTCGTTCAGGACGAGAGAGCCGTCCCGTAGATGAATGCCTCGGCCATACCGGAAGTGCCCAATCACCTCAAAGCCCCGTTGATCCGACACGGGCCGGATCATTGCCGACCCGTTGCCCAAGAATGCGGGGTCCGTCTTATCATTGACGATAGTGGTGATCTTTGCCTTGTCCGGAAATATGACCTCCTCGATCTGCTTCGAGCTATCGTAGCAGTAAGTGTAGACGCCAGCGGAGTTCATACCATACGAGTACCTGTGGTTGAGGTGCTCGTCCCTTAGCCTGTCCGCAGCTTGGTAGGTATGCATGGCCTGGTCGATGTCTGCCAACTGAGCCTTGGCTCCATCCTCGAACTCCTTCTTCGCCTGAGCAACTCGCGATGTGACTTGAGCATTTTGCCCTGTATTGGCCCTCAGTTCCTCTGGCGTAGGAGTGAATGGCCTCGTATATGCCATCACCACGTTAGGATAGCCGACGATGCGCCCTGTCTTAGGATGCCTCAGGATGAGGGGCTCGTAAGGGTTGTCTCCAGAGGCAGCCTGCTGTTGTCCAGGAATCGATGGTGGGAGCTGAGCAGCCTCACCCACTCTCAGTTCGAAGGAAGCCAAGTTCGTGAGGTCACGGCTGGATATCTTCCCCCCTTGAGAGAGCGGGGTTTCAGGCACACTCTGGTTGTCCGGGGGTGGAGTGTTGGCTACTCCCGTGACGCTCATAGTCCCTATGCCCTTTGGGGCAATGAACTTCTGCCTCTTGGCCGTGAGGGTCAGGGACGTTGTGGCTCTACCCCCAAACGAGATGTTGTGGGAGATGCCTGACACGTACCAAATCTGGTCCTTGGACGCCACGTACACTGGGAACCCCATCCTCAACTCAGGTCGGCAAGGGATCGTGACTGTCCCCCTGTGTCTCTTGGAGTTCAGGCGGTCAAGCATGTCCATGCCGACGTAGAACATCAACTGGGTGTCCCCCAGGAACTCAGAGCTGAACGGGTGCTGCCTCCACCCGTACTTCCTGAGAAGGTGGTAGTCCGTGACAGACGTGAAGGGGGTGAGGTCTTCTCCTAGACTATAGTCCACGTTCCCAGCAAACCCTCCTTGGATGGTGATCTGCGTCACTACCTCGGCTTCGGATTCGGAGAAGTCCCAGTCTATGACGTCGATGTCCTGTATCCAGGACACAGGCTTGTTGGGTAGAACGTCAAGGTTGTAGAACGGGGGCTTGAAGACGATGGACCCATCCACGTCCATAAAGAACTCGAATCCGATAGCGTTTTTGGCCGTGTTGGCTGCCTCGATTTTGGTCTGGTATTCTGACTGCCAGAGATTGATCTGACCCGCGTTCATGAACTGCGTTCGCATCGAGGTCACCTGAGGGTCCGTTGGGTCGAAAGCCATCTGGCCAGCGGTCTGACCCCCATTAGCTGCCCTCACCACTTGAGAAGCGAATGGCTTACCATTCTCTTGCTTCGTCGAGTTGTAGATGTCGTACAGGGTGTCCCCACGAACAGCCGTGCCCTGAGTCCCATATAGAAGGAGGTTGGATCTGATCCGAGAAAACCGCTTTTGCCAATAGAGCATGATGTCAGACAAGGCGGCATTGAAAGTCTCCTTCTGACCCTCCTCCTTGTTCATGCTCACCAGAGAACCAGAGCCTACGACCACGTCTCCGAAGGACTGCTGTGCCAAAGTCCAGATCACGTCATAGGGATTGGAACCGGAGAACACACTGCCGAACAGGTTACGACCCTGCTGCCCAGCGGGTTGGGTGAACGCGGGGTTGACATTCATCTGGCAAATTTCCCACCACTTGAGAATATCGGCACAGTTGATAGCGATGGTGTGCTCCCCGCCGGAGTAGCTGTCACTGACGTCAGTGATCATCCCCCAGAAGATTGGGTAATACTGAGGGATGCCCTCAATGAGGTAGTACCCCTTGCAGTAGATTTCCACCTCCATCATGGGGGTGAGGAGAAGATTTCCGTCGAAGTAGAGGTCGTCTATGGTGTGACGAGGGACAGCCAGGGAGATGTTCGCTGACCCCGGAGGGCTATCTACATTGAGGTCTACGGTAACACTCGTGACGAACTTGTTGAGATCGAACTTCCTGTTGCACTGAGGGCATCCAATGAGGTCTGACTCCCCGTTGATGTAGACCATGGCATCTGGAGCCGTCACGACCGTTGGACGGACGCCAGGACGATAATTGCCTTGGAAAGGACTTCGGGCCATTAGAGTGCCAACGCCAACTCACCTTGCAGTCGGCTGAGTTCCTGGTGATAGGTAGCGGTATCTATCTCACCACTCTTGTACTTCTGAGTCGTGAGGTTGATGTTTGCTTGGATCCGAGCCTGTGCCAATTTGGCTCCAGCCTCACCCCCTGGCTTCTGTGGTGAGGTGGCTACCAAAGCATCGATGTCTCCCAGGTCGATGATATTGGAGGTAGGTTGGTCATCGATGTCTCCCAGGTCGATGATATTGGAGGTGACCTCATCAGAGAACGTGGTCTTACCTCCGAAGATGTCCCCATCCCCTGAGGGGAGTACGTCCGCCTGAACCTGCTGGTTTCTGCGAATCTGCTCGGGAGGATTGTCGAGGAGAAAGGTAGCTCGCACGGTGAAGTCGAAACTGTACTCCAAGGTGAACGGCTTCGTGTCATCCTCTGTGACGTTGAAACTGTCGAACGACCCCAGGTAGAGGATGTTATCGTAGTAGATATAGACGGTCCCCACCACAGAGAGGTTGAGCCTCTTCTCCACACCAAAGTCCGCAAGGTACAGCCCAGCGTTGTTCCGGTACAGGAGATACAGAGCCAAGAAGTTTTGGTACCCTTTGGAGAAATTCCGGGCCATCCGGGTCAGTCCAGGACTTCCTGCTGGAGCATTGGTTACATTGCTGGAGATCATGGAGTAGAACCCAGCAACCTGGCCTGAGCCAGAAATCTTGTCCTGCTGATTCCCCCAGTGTTCGATGATGGGACCATTGCGCCCCCAGTTGCCGTCTGAGGTGATCTTCTCCCCAGAAACAGTGAACGATCTGGGGTTCACGAGCATGCGTAACGGAGGGGTGTTCCGCATGTTCTCCAAAGCCCTCTGGGTGGCAATGATCTGAGCCCTCTGGGCATCTTGAAACCGTTTGCCGAGGTCTGTCGTTACGGTGATTTGAGTCGTGGCTATCTTATCGAGCTGTTTTCTGCTCTCCATAGCGGCCGGAGCACCGTTGGTCTGCCATGTTGTGGAGGGCTGGTTGTCGGGTACTATGGCTGTGCCTACTGGAGGTGGAGGCTGTGGTCTTTGGTTGTTCGGAGGCAGAATTTGGTATTGCTTCAACCCCCCAAGCCACTGGAAGTGAGGTTTGTCCTTCTTTTTCCAGTCCCCACCCCATTCTAATCCGAGACTCTTACCTAGGGCACCTATCTTCTGGAGAATGTCCTCGGGAGGGTCAGGTTGAGCGAAAGCAACCTTCGGCTTACCCTTCTTCGGAGTGGTCTCTGAAACCACCAGAACGTCGAATGCCCAGCCTGCCTGATGCAAGCTCGTAGGGGGTGTTCCACGGGCATCGGTGACAATCTGGTTTCCTGGTTGTCCTAAGGCGGGGGGACCAGGGAAGTTTCTCCCTTTGGAGTAGTTTAGGTCCTGTTCCGCTGAGCTTCTCGGACCGGAGGACACAGCAATGGTGATCCCCTCCGCAGCACAAAGTTCGATCAGCTTCTTTGCGTGGGGTTGAATCTCGGGTTGGAGGCCGTTGATGAAGTTGTTGGAAGCACTCACCATCCATGGTGGAGGCACAGCGTTGAATTTGCCGTTCGCAGTCTTGGCTATTAGCGGCAAGTCCTGCCCACCAACTGTCTGGAGAGGTACTAGGTCTGGTTGACTCTCTTCTACCGGTACTTCACCTGAACCTGGAATTTGTGTAGTTGTGGTAGTGGTCACCACTCCAGTAGTCCCACTGGTAGCCGACCTGTCCAGCAAGATTCCGGTGACACCTACTGACGGGGGTAAGACGCCAACCACAAACAGCTTGGGGTTCCTTGCCCTCTTGTCCACTGCCGACAGTGGAATGAACTCGGAATCAAGCGAGTCCCTTTCAAGAGACAGGTTCGAGAAGAACGTCAACAGACCAGCGTAGACGTTCGGAGCATAGTAGTCCGCCTGTGTCTCGATTTGCCCGAGGATGGAACCGTTGGTGTCCGCCATTGGTCTACCCCCGAGTGATAGGAGCCGTGAGGTTGACGTTCTGGCTCTGGAACTGTGGTGCCCCTCGGCTAACTTGCCCGAAAGCGTACTGTGTGATGGTCTCCTCTACCTTGAATGTCCAGTTCAAGTTGAATGCGAAGGGAGATGCGTCTGTCTCCTCCACCTCGAACGTCCTGAACGTGCCGATGTACGTCCCCCTGTCGTACATGAGCATCAGATTCCCGTGAAGTACGATGGCACCGCTGGGGTCAAAGAGAGCCCCGTTGTTCAGGAACAGATCGTGCAAATCCCTGTAACGGTCCCAGGCAATGGTCCTCTGCCGCATGATAGCAGAGAGGCCGTTGAAGATGTTCATGAAGGAACCAGTTGACCCCGAAGCCGTGATAGTTGTCAGCTCGTGTCCCCAGTGCTGCTCTACGAATCCTCCACGAGTCTGGATGCGCTCAACCTTCTGATTGAATCCCTCCTGGAAGTTACTGGGGTTGACGTGGAGCACCAGGGCATGGGGCATCAGTACCCTGTGGTTGTCAAAAGGGCTCGTGACCTGGAACGCCATAGCAATCCCGCTAGGCTTCCGTGTCGCAGCGGGATGGGTATACCCAGTGTCCTTTGACGGCGCTTCGGTCCTGAAGACCTGCTCGTTTGGTGAGGGAATTCTAGGCATCAGTTCAAGTGCTCACGACGCTTGTACTCATAGATGGCGTTTGTGGCAGCTACCTTGACCATGTTTGCCAGGTCGTTCCCGCCGATACCGTTGACTGTCACGCTGATATTGGTGCCACCTCCACCAGCCCCACTGGGAGCGATTGTCTCCCCTGGGCCAATCGATGTGGGCATCTCTCCTGCGGGAGCCTTCAGGACCTTGGCTGAGCCATCGGGGTTCTGGCCTACGACGAAGCCACCCTCGGCATGAGCAGTCATCGGAGTAGCGACCTTATTCAGGAGGTCCGAGCCGAACGTTTTGGCATTGAATCCAGGGCCAGCCGCCTGCGTTTGAATCTGTGCCGCAGACATGTCCTTGTATAGGGAATACTCAACCAGAGCAACTCGGACGGCTTCCAGAACGGACTTCTCCACCATCGGCCCAAGTTCGTTGTTCACGAAGCTCTTGTCGAGCTTCACATCCCTCCTGAGAATGCCCGCGAGAACCCCGAAACCATCAGTGAGGGTTATCTCATTCTGATCCCGGATGGTCTTGGTTACCTCAGCGATCCCTGTGTCCTTGGTTCCCTGGATGACGTTGTCCATCCCCGTCTTGATCGCATCGAGAGCTTGTCCTTTGACCTCAATGGGGGCTGGATTTACCGGTGCTGTTGGAGCTGCACCTGGAGTTGTTGGAGCTGCACCTGGAGTTGTTGGAGCTGCACCTGGAGTTGTTGAAGCTGCACCTGGTGGTTTTTGAGCGGCAGCAAGCTCTGCTGTTTTCTTTGCTCGTGCTGCTGCCATCTCGGCATCAGTAGTGCGATGGTCCCCACCGGTAGTCTCAACGTGAGTTTCCTGCCACAACTTATAGAGATTGTATCCAACAGCACCTACTGCCGCCCCTGCTGCCACACCTGCTGCTGCTACTGCGGCTCCTGCCGCTACGCCAGCACCCGTCAGGGCAGTAGCAGCAGTAGCAGCAGCGGGAACAACAGCAGCCTCTACAGCGGGAACAACAGCAGCCTCTACAGCGGGAACAACAGCAGCCTCTATAGCGGGTCCAGCAAGTGCCTTGGCCCCGGCCGCCAATGCTTTGGTTGCGACGACCTGGGCCAAGGCCATCTTGGCTACCCCGCCACCAACCTCGACTGCACCCCCAAGAGCCCCCGCTGCGGCGGGGCCTATCTTGTCTGCAATCCAATTCTTCACACTACCTGCGATGATGTCCAGATTCTTCGCCATACTCACAGTGTCTTTGGCTATCGCAGCCTGAACATTGTAGACGTCCTTGATGCCCTGAACTGTGTCCTGCTGAAGTGTAGACATCGCCCCCCAAACTGAATCTGTGTCCTTAGCATCAAGTTGGGCAGCAGCATTACCGTCCTTGGCATCGATTCCCAATTTCTTCAGAAGAGCCTGATCCTCGGCCGTCAAGTCAGCATTAGCCTTGAGCTTGTTGACTAGTTCTTGCTTCATCTGGTCCGTACCAGACATCATCTTTTTGTACCCGTCGATTACTTCCTCTGTAAGTCCGAATACACTTGTGGCGATGTAGTCTGTGCCTGTCAAGGTATCTATACTCTTACCTTTTAGGCCAGGCATTTTGGATAGACCCTTGTTAATCAGGTCTGCACCCGCCTTAGGACCAAGGTTCTTCGCCGCACTGGCAATGTTAACCAGATCCCCACTGAGGTACTTACTGGTATCTAAGGCAGCCTGAGTGACGTTACCCTTCTGGGCTGCGGTGAGTTTGGTGTTCTTTGCCAACCATGTGTTGGTCTCCGACATACCCTTATGAATAGCCTGGGTCATCTCAGCGGTCTCGGCTGCACTCAATTGGAAATCCTTGGCCATATCCGCAATTCTGCGATCTGTGTCCTTCATACCAATCTGCTGAGCTTCATCCTTGCCAGCAAAAAGAGTCAACTTGAGCCGACTCTGTAAGTCCTGACCCCCTACCAAGCTGGTCAGGGACTTCATGAACTTAGCGGCATCCTTCGGAGCCATCGCCTTCCCTAGCATCTTCAGCAACCTCGCGGAATCCTCCATGCGGTTGTTGAAGAGGTTCATGTCGTCGCTGGACGACCTGATGATGTTGAAGAACTTGTTGGTTGCCATTCCAGACTCAGCAGCAGTCATACTGAGCATCGCTAACTGCTTGTCTGTCTGGTCAAGGCTAACCCCAATGTCCGTAGCCATCTGGGATTGCAACTGAGTGATTTCAGCGACACTCACTCCCATGTGCCGACCGAAGGCAACAGAGGCTTTCACCAGTGAGTTGGATAACTCCTCGACAGGAATATTAGCCTTCTTGGCCGCCTCACTAATTTCAAACATGCCCTGACCCTCCTGGCCAAGGGCATTCAACGTCTGTGCATGTTGTTCCGGCGTGATCCCTAATTCCAGATTTTCCAGGGAGTGGGCCTTGTTCCGCACTTTCTCCAACTGGTTTGAGACATCCTTGTAGGCTGCACTGGCATCGCCCCCTCGTGCTGCTAAGAACTTAGCGGAATCACTACCCTCTGTTATGGAGGCATTGAAATCCTTCACCATGGAGTCCAGCTTGAGGAAGATTTGCAGTGCTTCCTTGAGACCATCGACGATGACGCTAAACATGGGTGCTAACCTGCCAAACGATGCCGCAGCACCCTCCAGCTTACCCGCAGCAGCTTTCATCAGCTTCCCACCACCCTTACCATCATCGGCCTTCTCTCCACGACCGCGAAGAAACTTGGCCCCAAGCTTCATCCCCCCAATCATCCCCTGCCCTATCAGCTTAGCAGTGGCCTCCGCAGCCTCCGGGAGGTCATTGTTGAGCAGAGCCTTCAGTGGAGCACGGAGTCGCTCTCCACCCTCTTTGAGCCCCTCGGCCATCTCCTTCATATCCAGACCCTCTTCGAGCTTCTCCCTCATCTCAGAGGTGTACTTATCAGCGTCCTTTAGCGCAGTCTTGTACTCCTCCGCTTCCTTGCTCAGCTTCGAGAAGATGTCCTCTTGCTTGCTCATACCATCATTCACCCGCCCCAGCATCTTCTGTTCAGCTTGACGACCCGCCACAAGCTCCTTTAACTCAGCACGCCCGCTCGCCAGAGCATCTTTATCCTTGGTGTCCGTTTTAAGGATAGCCTTCCCGAGCTTGTCCTCCTGCTTGCGGAAATTCCGGATGCTTTTCTCAAGGTCTTGTCTCTTCTGGAGTCCCTTGACGTACTTGGTTTGTGCCTTGCGCTGATTCTCAGCAATACGAGTAAGGTCAACCCCAAAAGTCTTCTGTGCTTCCGTCGATTCTTTAATTGCAACCTGGTAAGTCTTGTTAACGTCGGAAGCCATCCCCTTCCAAATCTTGCCCGAGACCTTCCCTAAACGCTGAGACTCCTTGTCAATACGCTGTAGGTGATTAGTGATCCCCTTCTGAATTTTGGCAAATGCAGCAATAGCATCCCGGGGATTGACCTCAACACCAAATTGAAGGATCTCCTCGTTTGTCTTAGCCACGGTTACCGACCTCTCCAGGTGGAGCTACCTGGCTTTGCTGCGGGGAGAGGAACCGCCGTGGACGGGTCACGATCCGTCTTCGTCACGGTTTCAACTCGGGGGAGATTCCACTTGTCCATGAACTCAGCGTGCCTCTCATCATAGAGTTCAGGATAAACGATCTGCGAGGCCGCTCTCTGGGCATTGAGTTGCCGCTGTCGCAGCAGTCTCTCCTGGACTTCCTGGGCAGAGAGGCCCTTCGTAAGGTCCGTGCCTCCCAACAGGGGCTTGCCACCAAACTCCTCACGGCGTGCCTCAGCCACCTCACGAAGATGCGCTGCCTTGGTCTCATAACCCTGGCGGACTCTCTGCTCGTGAGCCTCAATGACCTGATCGTGCCAGTCCTTCTCACCCCGAAGGTCGGCTTGGAGCTGCTCGGCTAGCTCAGGTACGGAGTTGGCAACCTGCACCCGAGTCCCAGATTCCTTGGAGGACCCGTCCATCGCCTCCCCAAGAAGCACATGCCTCAGGAGCTTGTCTTTCCGAGCAATCTTATCTGTGCGTTCCTTTTCTTTCCGGGAGCGGTCACTGGAGTGGACTTTGCTCATCCCCTTGCCAACCATGGCCCCCGCAACGAACTTGGCGTTCTCCCAATCAGCCTCGTATTGCCCCCTCAGGTCCTCGAAGTAGTTCAATGCACGCCACATGAGCTGTGACCAGTTCAGTCCCAAGATAGCCGACCCTGGGATCCCACTGACGGCCGTGGATGTTAGGTCTACCCCCTGAAGCTGCGCCCACCTAAGCCGGGAGGTGGACTCCATGGCATACGCCTCCGTCAAGATCACTGACTGGTATGCCCGTCGATTGATCTCTGAGAGATGGCGAATGACCTTCTGCTTGGCTACGTGGGGGAAGGCCCTGAAGAACTCACATAGCTCTGGTTGCAGCTTGTCCCTGTCACGTAAAACGTTCTGACCGTCCACCATGAGAACCCCGAACGTCAAGAACAAATCGTTGTAGTTCTTGGAATTGGACCCTCCAGACATCAACCGTATCAGCTCGAATTCGTGCTGGTTGATGGACTTGAAGACGAACGAGACATCGTTGATCTCCGCAACTTGCGAGAGAAATCCGCGAAATAGCAGAGGCTCGACGTCTCTGTAGACCTCCGGATTGACCTCCGGAAAGGGTTGTGGAGCGGAGATGTTTACCTCCCCGTCCACCTCTTTCTGAAGGGCCTCCTGCTCGTCCCCGTAGGTCAGGCCCGTGTCAACCATGGATCAAGCCCGCTGAGGTGGTCGATACCTGGGGTTCACCCCAGCCATGGGAGGACGGTCCACCGGTACTTGGCCCGGTGCTATGGGTTTCTTCAGCTCCACAGCCTCTACAGCGGGCCTTTGAGGCACCATTGGCACCGGGGGAGGTTCCCCCTCCAACGCGGCTATCTGAGCGGCTCTGGAGAGATTCTGGACTGGTATAGCCGCCTCCCGGATGGCCGCAGGGACCGGAACCTTCTGAGAGGCCGACACCTGAACAGGAGACCCTCCCGAGGGTGGGGTTGGAAGGTCCACAGCCCCCTGGTTCATGGGCGTTCGGTTTCGCATCAGGTCATCGACCGCCTGACCTGAAGTCTGGGTCGGAGGTTCAACCGGCTGAGCCACCAACTCAATGGCCGCCAGCTTGACCGCAGCCTCGTCTACCTCAGCCTGGGAAACCTTGGGGGCCAGTCCGGACTCACTGAGAATCTTGACTACCAGTTCGTTGGATAAAGAAGCCCCCGTCTCCTGAATCTCCCCTAGCAGTCGTCGGAGTTTCTCCTCATCCGTTTCCTCAGCGACGTCGAAGTGGATGCCCTCCTTCGCTTTCTCCTCAGCCTTGATGAGCAGCTCGGCAAACTTCCGCCACCCTACAGTGATAGCCTCACGTCCCCACGTCTGGAGGTACGTATCCCTGAGCCAAGCATGCTTCTCTAGCTTGACTACCTGGCCCTCTTCTTCCTCTACCTCGATGTAGTCTACCCCACGGAGGTCTACCCCATCAATCTCCACGATGGCCCTTGAAAGATGTCCCATCTGGAATCCGTGAAGGTACTCAACGTCCTCCAGTTCCCGAGTCTCGTTGCCGATTGCCTCGTAATCCTCAGGTCTGAGACTCTGAAGCACGAGCGAGCAACCCGCGATTGTCACGGGTTGCTCAATCAGCCCTACCCTCTTTGCCTTCTCAAGGGCAGCCTTGAGCTTCTTAGCTTGTAAAATAGCCATCTTCATCTCCTATTCATTTGGAGACGACGATGAGCCGGAAGGCAGTATGTTATCTAAATCTGCTCTCCGGCTCAAAGCCGTCGAGTCACGAGCTACCCAGATCACGCTGTGACGAGGGTAGCCTGAGCATTCGCAGTGTTGCCACTGGCGAACCTGAGCGAGAAACCAGTACCGGAGGAACCGTTGGCCGCAATCGGGGCCAGACCGGTATCCACGAACTCCCCGTACTGGTCCGTACCAGAGATGATGTCCGTCACCATCGCTTGAGAGTTCTCAGAAACGATGGCCGCATCTGACGTGTACGAGGTTCCGTAGCTCGATAGCCAACAACCCTCGAAGAAGGTCAGAAGGGCCTTGACCGTCGTGATCTTGGCTCCCTCACCACCACCATTCGAAACCTGTTGCTGTGAGGCGTTCTTCACCGACGCACCTTCAAGGTCAAACTTGGAGGCAATCTCGGAGAAGACCAGCTCTTGCTTGATGTCGAATGGCCACCTGTGATGCCGTAAGGATCTCACGAGACCCTCGACACCACCCTTGTACCCAAGAGCCTGGAAGACGTTCACAGCGTAGAGCAGAGTCTTGTTGATTGAGAGCGTCATCGGCTCGGTCACACCGGGGACCAACTCGGCCACCATGTCTCCGAAGCCTACGCCACGGACAGGGTCAATCGTCCGAGACTCATCCGTGGTGAACTCAGAGAGTACGCCGATCTGCTGGAACTGCTGCTTCCCCACCATGTAGCCGAACACTTTGTTCTTTTGGCTGACGGCTGCCCGTGTGTTCGGGGCCGTACCCATTCGGTAGATATAATTCGAGGTATCTGAGGGCTTAGACATGGTTTGCTCCTATTTGGATACGATCTGATCTCAGCTCAACCGCCCTGCTGGCCCTTGGAGAAAAAGATCCCGTGGATCTCCATCGCCCTGGAGGCAAGTTTGGTCAGGTCCGTCTTTACCCACGACTGGGTGAGGTCTGCATCCCGAAGGATGCCAGCAACCTTGGTCGAAACCGCGTGAAGGTCTTGCTTGGCACGGGAGGCGTTGAACCTCTTGCCAGCCGTAACCAACGCATCAACCCGGTCATTTGTCTCTTCGAGGCAAGCCAGGATTTCTCCGGCTACCGTCGAGTTATCCTGGAGGACATCGTATGCCAGCTTCGCACCAGCCGACTTTGCCGTAGGTGCCACCTCAACCTGGGGCTCGCCCAAGTTGTAGTAGGTCTGGTTCTTGGACTGGTTCGGAGACTTGATCTTGTTGGCGGCCTTGATGAAGTCCTGCCGAACAGTGTCGATTCCCCTTGTCTGACCTGAGGCGGCCTGACGAGCAAGAACGCCAAGAATCTTCTCGGCCTGGGAAAGGGATGCTTCGATGATCTGGAGTTCGTTCATAGGATTTCCTTGCCTTTGCGGAGCTATAAAAGAACCATCGGCCAGCCGAACCCGGCGGGGTTTCAGCAGCTCAAACATCTGGTCGGTGTCCACGGAAGCCACCGTTTCTCCGTAGAGGAGGAACGAGTCCAGCGACTTCCTGAGGGGCTGACTGCTCAGGGCTCCTAGGAACCGCGCGACAGAAACCGCCCCCAGGGTGAATTTCTGCCCATCCGGGGTCTGCACCCAGTCCGTATTCCCGTCCGTACCGACGGTCACCATCACCGTAGCCATTCACTAGGGACGGCTGACAAGGGCTCTATCAGACCCGGACCAGAACTTCTGTCACATGGGACGGCAAGAGGGGAGTCCCGTCCTCCGGCCCCCAGAGCCACAAGGACTCTCCCACCCATCCAGGAAGCTCCCCCATGGCCCGTTCCGCATCGTTCAGGATGCTGGCCGCCTTGGGTAGGTCCAGAGCCACCAAATGGCTCTTACGGGCTCCTAGGACGGCCCTACGCCCCTGTGGCGAGACTGGCCCAAACAGAAGCCCTCGGAGATGCCCCAGTCGGTAAAGCTCCGTCCAGCCAGCTACCAGATCCCCTTCGCCCTCGGCCAAGATGAATCCATTGGTACCTACGTCCAGTACCCGAGGTGGGTTGACCTCCCCTGGCATCGAAGGCAGTGCCCCCTCCAGGACGTACTGACGGAGCCATTCCACGACCAGCTTGATGCGGTCCCCTCGCCCATCCTTGCCCCCAAGGAACCCACGGGCAAACGAGATCAGCCGAGACAAGTCCCGGTCAGCATGAGCCAGCCCAGCCGGACCAAACCTCCCCAGATCGCACCCAAACACCACGGCAGACATATTCGGGTGGATAGCCAGCGCCCGGTCCAAGAACAGGGCCAGGATGAGCACCTCATCGATGTCCTCAATCTCCCGGGCAATCAGCTTCAGGGGTAAAGGACGCCCGAAGATCAGGTCACGGTAGAACTGCTGGAGAGCCGACTCCCCAAACTTTTCGGGGTCCGATCTGTAAACGAACGTCGTCTCGGAGGGCTCGAAGTCCCCCAGGGCAATGACTGGCTCGGTCTGCCCCCTCGGCAAAGAGGCGTCAATGACGACCTGGAGCTGCAATTCTTGCACGGGAAAAGCCTACACCAGGTTGATCCTAAAGGCCCCTGAAACGTACCTTCTTCGCTATGTCCCCCAAATACCCTCGAACCCCTCATCTCCCTTGGAGTCCGGGTGGCACGTCGGATGACCGCCGGATCTCTTCGGTCGAGTCATTCCTCTGTACCCCGGTCGTCCTGACCGAGAAAATGGACGGAAGCAATGTCTGTCTGGAGAGGGACGCCTGCTTTGCCCGGAGCCATGCAACGGCCCCGAATCACCCGAGCTTCGATGCCTTCAAGGCGTTTCATGCCTCGGTGAAGGGCCAGATCGGTGATGGTATTCAGGTCTTCGGTGAGTGGGTCTATGCCAAGCACAGCATTTCCTACTCGGACCTCTCGGCCTACTTCCTGACCTTCGGCGTCCGTGACCTCAACAAGGGCCTCTGGGCCTCCTGGGAGGAAGTGGAACTCTGGTCGGAAACCCTCGGGGTCCCCACGGTCCCGGTCCTGGCTCGTGAGCCTTGGCTCAACCGTGAGCACAAGATTCGTGATCTGGTCGAGACTCACTCCGAGATGCCCTCTCGGCTCGGTGGCGGTCCTCGTGAGGGAATCGTCCTCCGTGTGGCGGGGGAGTTCAAGGACGAGCAGTTCTCAACCTCCGTGGCTAAATGGGTACGGAAAGATCACGTCCAGTCCGATGAGCACTGGAAGAACCAGCAGATCGTCCGGAACGCCCTGAGGTAGCCACTCAAAGCCGCTGTACTCGCTCCCGCATGTCCTGGTATTTCTCGGGAGCCTTGGACTTGAGCGGTGTTAGTTCCGTGAAGAACTGACGGAAGCACTCCGCGAAGTCTTCGACGGCCCGGTCCTGGAAGTAATTGTGCGAAAAGGGTGGGTTGCCATACGCTCGTTCCCAGCCATCTATTTGCTGAGGTCCAGGAGAACTTCTGCTAGCTCAGCGGCTTGCTCAGCAGAGTATCTTCGGCCTCCACCTCCTCCACCACCCCAGCCCTTGGCCTTGACCATGATGTCGATGACCTGGCTGATGTTCCTCTTGGAGATCCGTGCCAACTCATCCCGTCCAGGGACAGTGTTCAACCCTGTGATCCTATCCAGCCCATACTCGTGCCAACCATTGTTGCTGAGCCCTCGAAGAAGTTTCTCTGCAAAACCCACTTGCTTCTCCGTGGCGTCGTTCGGGCCGGGAGTGAAGACCTTGGGTTCTGCATCCTCTTTTTCGGCCTGTGACCAATCGAGCTTCAGGGGTGGCGGGGTTGCAGGCTGCTGCTCAACTACAGGCTCATCCCGACGAACCCTCCTTGTAGAAGCCCAATCCTCCCAGAACGTATCGTTGCTCTCATACTTCTCGATGAGGTCTTCGATGCGGTCCTGGAGTGAGGTCCTCCAACCCTGTGTTCGCTTGACAATGGGGGCCTTCCCCTTCTCCAGTGGCCGACCGTCCTTGGAGCTGAGGAACTGGATCCGGATGGCATCGGAACCAACGTCGGCCCCCATCCCAGACCTGAGTGTGACAGAGGACCAGACCCGAATATCTACAGAGGGACCGAGATTCAGGTCATAGTAGTATTCGTTACGAGAGGAGCCCTGCTTTGGGTGAAGACTACGGAAAGCCCTATTCAGGAACTTCTCCATGTCCTCCAGTGAGACTTCGGTAAAGGTGGCGGCCATGACTCAGTTCACCTTCCACGCATCAGGGATGACACCTTCGTATTCGGAAGCTGTCCGCTCTAGATTACCCTGAACTTCAGGGGACAGTTCGATAGGGGGGTTCGCTCCTGGCTTCTGCACGTTCTCGCCAGCCTTGAGGCCAGCCTCACTCACGAAGGGACTGATTCCAGCCGCTCGGCCACCCACGGACTTGGGGCAAACCACCGTGAGGTTCATCGCTGCCCTTGTCAGAGCAACGTAGCCCAAACGGCGGTCAGCCTCCATTTCCTCGGGGTTCGGTGGTGGAGGTGGTTCACCAGGCTTGGCTGGCTTCTCCATCGGGAACTTGCCCCTGGGCATCTGCACGTAGCAGCTCTTCCACTGGGCTCCCTTGGTGGAATGGCACGTCCCCAGGTATACCCCGGGAGGTGGCTTACGGTCCTCTGGGGGAAGGGCATCCTGGTCCTTCTCCCACTTCACGATGTCGATCCGAAGCTCCCGAGCCTTCTTCCCGTAACGCTCCATCTTGGCCTTGAAGCCCTGGGGCGTGTTAGGGTCTGTCAGGAGGTCAGCCTCGTCAGTGGGATCTTTCTTGGCCAGCTCATAGAGAAACGAGACGTTACCCAAGCCTTCGGTGTCATCCTCGTCAGGGTCCGCCTCCTCCTCGTCCAGCTTGTCCCGAACATCCGCCTTGAGGCTATCCCGGAAGGACTGCTCGATGAACGCTGAGCGGCCAGTGCGAGGGTCTACCGCAGCTACGATGCCCCGCATGGCCAGGATATCATCGAACATGTCCTTGGTCGTGTAGGCTGGATTCTCAGCGTTCGCCTGCATCTCCCCAATAGCCCGACTGATCTCCTCGATCTTCTCAACAGCCTTATCGAACTTGAATCCACCTCTAACCCTGGTGAGTTTCTCTGCCAGAATCTTCTGGAAGCTGTAGTCACTCAGAGCAACAAGGGGGTTCACCGTCTTGATGTCCTGTTGGTTCATCCGGGCATAGGCCGAGAGAGACTCCTGTACCGCTGCAACCCCTGCATCGGGGGCAATGAAGAACCTGTTCGGCTTGTTGATGACCTCCCCAAGAGCATTCTGCATCTTGGTGAAGTCATCCCCTGTAGCAATCTGCACATAGCTCAAGAACGCCTTCGTCTCAGGAGAGCCCAGGAAGCTTGTCGCTCCCTTACGGGCGTAGGGGACACCCCTGATGATGCAGGCTGTCTCGTAGGAGTGCTGCTCCTTGTTCGTCCTGGTGAGGATCGCGTAGTCAGAAACCTCAGCACCAGACGAGAGATCGGACTTGATCTCCTCTACAACGTCCAGAGCTGCGTCCGCCTCGTCTTCAGGAACGAGTACCCTTACGGAGCCCACACCCCTCACCTTGTCAGGTGAAGCTACGGCTTCCATCGGGATCTGCTTCTCGTTGTGAGCGATCAGCTTGTTCGCACAATCCACGATCTCCGGCTGGCACCGGTAGTTCGTCCGGATGACCCTAGTCTTCCAGCCTTCCTTGTCCTTGAGCCCCGTGAACAGCTCAGGACGTGCCCCACGGAAGGCGTAAATGCTTTGCTTGTCGTCACCCACGATCCAGAAAGACTTCCCGTCCGAACCATCACCAACATGCTCACTCAACAGATCCAGGATGGACCTCTGGACCTCATTGAGGTCTTGAGCCTCATCCACGATGATGTGGTCGAACATCTTCTGGATGGTCTTCTTGACAGCGGGCTCCCTCTTCAGGACATCCAAGAAGATACCGATCTGGTCATCGAAGTCCCCGAGACGCTCCCCGTTGGGCCGATTGCGTGCCATGAAGGACTCGTAGCCCTTGGAGTCACCACAGGGGGGCTTCCAACCTGGGATAGAACCCTTCAGACCCTCGTACATCGTGTACCAGTCAGCAGCATCAATATCGTCAGGAGCAGCGGCCATCGCCTTGGCTTCGGCAGGGGAGATGGCATTGCCAGACCACTTGGTCTTAGCCATCATCACGTTCTTGAGCTTTGGGACGGTTCTCTCCTCAACAGTGTTCGGAGGGAAGCACT